ATTGTTCCCAATTAACACGAGGAATATTTTCTAGCTGTTTGAGGTTTGAAAAACGTTCACCGGATAATGACATGCGTAATTCAACAATACGCTTAGCTGTTGCATAGCCGACGCCAGGTAGCCGTTTGGCAATAATTTCTGGCTGAGCCGTGTTTAAATTTAGTCGCCGATCCTCTAGTGGAACAATACTATCAGGAGCTTTCTCTTCTGGTTCTGGAGCAATCTGCGGTGCTTCAACTTTTGCTAGTCGTCCTTTTTCAGTGTCATAAGGTACTAACTGATCAAGTGTGACATATGTAATAACCCCACCCGCATCACGCACCATTGCATAATCCTTGTCGTGCTTATTAATAAACTCAACTAGCTTACCTGTTTTTGTGTCTTGAAATAGATTACTCATATTTGGGTATGACTCACTTCATTATTATAGACACAAAAAAAGCGCCTCTATTGAGACGCTTAAGTGTATAGAACTTATAATCAGGTGCCTTGACCGGCTTCAGTCTTATAAGCAATCGGATAGTCATCGGTGTCAGGACCGTCTGCATCCATGAAGAAGCAAACTTCAACCATGACGACAGCTTGATCATCGGGGTTATCGATGGTCAGAGCGCCGGAATAAGCAGCGGAGATGGTGCAACCAGATGCTTCAACAGACTTCGTGGTGAAACCATCGAAGGTGGTGGAAGCGCCGGAGGCAGGGAACACGCCACCCACAGCAGCCACGGAGGCTTGAGTGTTAGTGGTGGTGGTCAGACCGGAGACAGACACGGTGTCGGTACCAGAAGCTTTCAGGTTGCTGGTGCTGACAGCGGTGCGGTAGACAGTAGCGCCAGCAGGAACAGCAAAAGCTTTGTCCAGACGGGGCTTGTCATCTTGACGCAGATCGGGTGAAGGGATGACCAGAGCCAAGGTGCCACCACCAGTTTGGTTAGCGGTCACGTAGGCCAAGCCACGCATTTGATAGAACTCCACACCGGGGAGAGAGAACACACCTTGAGTGCGATATGCATTCAGGTGAGCTACATAATTACCAGGAAAAATCACGGACATTGTTAGTTACCTCCTATCAATAAACGAAAGAGTAACCAACCGTGATGAAGTCCTTATTCAGTACTTCAAAACCGGCAAACAGGCTCCAGATCATGATGATGAAACGACTGAAGTCGTCGTTGTTGTTCAACAGAATCTGAGCGTTGTTTCCACCGATACCCACGCCGACAGCCTGAGGACCGAAGAAGATCAACTGGGAAGCGGCATAATCAGCAGCACCAGATGCCTTGTCGGTAATCACAAGGTTGTAGGAAGTTTCAGGGAGGTTGGTGGACTCGAACCAACGGACGCCCTCGAAGAGGAAGCCAGTAGGCATTACGGGTTGACCAGCAACGAAGCCAGCCTGACCGTATGCAGGACCCATGCCTTGGTAGAAGTTGGCGTTGGGAGCTGCGTTGGGTTGCATCGGATTGATCATTCCGCTGCCGGGATACCGGGCGATTTCGCGGAAGTCAGAGTTCTGACGCAAGTGCATCATCGCGGTGGGATCCACGATGCACCTGTAATACCCATCACTAAACGTAGGCACGTTGCGCTTACGCATGTCCTTGACAACTTCAAGGAGGTCGGTGGTGATATCAAACTTGCCAGACTCACCAGCGGCATAAGTAACACCCAAGGTGCCACCGGATCCGCCTTTGGCTTTACCACCAGGCAGGTAGTAACCGCCTTGCTCTTTACCAGCGGCACCAGCAGCTTCGGCCTTCAGCAGTTCGTTTGCGAAGACGCGGTCGCGCCAGCGGCGGTAGTCGTCCAGCAGGGTCAGAGAACCGATGGACTGGTGGAATACGTTCAGGTTGCCGGTATCAAGCAGCAGACGCTGAGCGGTGATCAGGGTTTCACGAGCCACCTTGAAGGTGGAAGGTTGTGCAGTGTCGCGGGTATCGGCAGGACCTGTGTACTCGCGAAGCGTCACGAGAACCTTGTCTTTAACGATGTTGCGTGCAGAAGCGGTACCGAGGGTTTGATCGGCGGTCCGCTCACGGGACTCCTTGGTGCCAGGCTTACCCCAGAAGCGGTAACGATCAAGCTGGACCGTCTGGCCCGGTTGCTTGGAAAAATCGTGTACGACCACTGGCTCAACTGCCATCTCAATGATGTAGGCAGGATGAGGACGGTATAATTCTGCACCTAGGAGCTTCGGAAAATCATTATCAATCCACATGTGGATTAACTCCGTAAGCTAAAAGGATTATTGGTGAGTTCGACTTACTCACATAGTTAAATAATAGTATTTATAGCTATACTTATTAAGGCTTACCCAAGAATACTTGGTTATGGAATTTATAGATAACAACGTCTGGATACCTGTCCACACACTGCCAGGATATGAGTGCTGTATTGAGTATTACGTCAACAATAAAGGCGAAGTAAAAAGCACCAAAGGAACCATTGAGCGTATTCTTAAACCAAAGATCGCTAAAACTGGCTATCCAGTAGTCAACTTGACCCAACGCATTGGACGCAAAAAACTAGTAACTGTTCCAATCCATACCTTAGTGGCCTTTGCATTTCTAGGTGCACCTCCTACTCCTTATGGAAAAAAGAAAGGATGCTCAGTTATCAAACACAAGGATGGATGCAAAACAAATAACAATGCAGAAAATCTTCTTTGGTTTAAACGTGCATCACAATAATGATTAAAATAGAAGAAGGTATTTAATGTAATCTAATGGCCGATAAACTTGTTTACAAAGGCGGCGCTACTGTAGTCGGTCACACTGGTAGCGAAATTGAATTGGTGTTGCCAGCCAACGGCGCATTGCATCGGTTCCCGCGCTGGTGGAATAAGAAAGGAACCGTTGCTTACATTGATGCAGCTATTTTCAAAGTGAAGTTGGATAGCGGTACTGTAATCCGCTTAGTTGTTCCAACATCTATTGGAGCGCACACGCTTGAGATCAGGCACGATGGTTTTGGTAACTTCACGTTCCCAGTACATACTGGATTTGAACGTGTAGGTGTAATCGCTGAAGATAACAATAAATTGTATCGGGAATATCAGTTTGCCAAGATCTCTGGCGGTTCTGTGCTGACAAGGACGATTGAGGCATATCCAACACCACCTGCTCCAGCACCTAAGCCAACTCCTAAGCCTGAGCCTGCACCTGAGCCTGAGGCAGAAGCTCCCGTAGCACCTAAGCGTAAGCCTAAGAAAAAGATCGTTGTCGAAGCTCCAAAGACTGAAGAATCTGAGGACTAAACAAACTGCTTGAGTTGTTGAGCAGTTAAGTTGTTATATTCAAGGAATTCTCTACCAACTTCTACCTGTGCATTCACGGGTAGTCGTTTGGTATTGCGTGCATGGAATCCAATAATCAAATCAGATTCAATATCAACATAGACTGTGTCATAGTCAATTGGATTATTCTTACTATCGTACATTCTGATATCTAGCCAGTTGTCTAGATACTGATTACCGGTTTTAAGGTTTTTAAGAGTGACGCTTACAACAGGTCGTCCATAGCTAGACAGGTCATTCGAAACTCGTGATGGATCAAAGGTGTTGACTTTGGTATTACTTGTCTCTTGAGAGAAGTCCATTATTGCCGTGTCATAGTCATTCGTAGTTCCTGTTTCTACAAATGTCCATACAGGTAAATAGCTGTTTTCTAACGTGTCGCTGTTGAGGAATACACTTGAGTTGCTAATAATGTTTAGTTTTAGTTTGAAGAAGAGATTCTCCGCTCCCATCAAACCTACTGAATCATTAAATTTAACGTCATACGGTATTGCAGTAACTGACTGAGGCGGAGCTGTATTGATGTTGTTACTACCGCTTGCAAAATTCAGAGAGCGGTTGGGTGATAGATACTCAAGACGAGCACTCCCGCTTCCACCCATCTGAGAAATTTTGTTATTAATTTCAGTAGTAACGTTCATTACTGTCGCGCAAGTCCTACCTTTATTGTAATTTACAGATAACCGTTTAAATCATCTTGATTATCTCGTAGTCCTCGAATTGCCTTTTGCTCTAATGTTCTGACGCGATCACGACTCATGTTCAATACTTGTCCGATTGCAGTCATTGACATTGGCTCAAGAATTTCATCACCAATTCCATAGCGCATTGAGATTACAGCTGCTTGCATTTCTGGTAAATCTCTAATCTGCTCTCGAATGTCTTCTTTAATGAATTGACGCTCCAGCAGTGTGTCGGGCAACTGTGTCTCATCTTCAAGTAAATCAATGAGAGCTGTATCGCGGTTTTCGCCAATTTTGATCTCTAGAGATGTTGGCTGCCGCGCCTTGCACATCAAGTCTTTAATTTCATCGACACTCATTTCCATATGCTCAGCAATTTGAAATACGTTTGGCATTTCACCGAGCAGTTGTGTTAATTCCCGCTGGGCTTTCTTAAGTTTATTGAGGTTCTCAGTAACGTGGATCGGTAAACGAATGGCCCTGCTCTTTTCTGCGATAGCTCTTGTGATCCCTTGACGGATCCACCAATAAGCATAAGTGCTAAATTTATAACCACGACCAGGATCAAACTTCTCGACACCACGAACGAGCCCGATCGTACCTTCCTGGATGATGTCCAGAAGTTCCATATTTCGCTTGGTGTACTTCTTAGCGACCGAAACAACAAGGCGGAGGTTAGCGGTGACCATTTTGTCTTTCGCCTTCTCACCATCTCTTAGTTCGCGACGTAATTGCTTGCTAGTGACACCAAGAACGTGAGCCAAAGTATCTTGATTCGCATCTTCCATTTCTGCTTCAAGACCTTTAATCTCCATCAAGCGTTGTACTTTTCTGCCGAGCAGAATTTCTTCGTCGTGTTCCAGAAGAGGAATACGTCCGATATCCCGGAGATAAGCACGAACGGAATCTCCAGTGATTTTTGTTTGCGACATATAGTCTCTTCTATTGATACTTAATTCTAACCCTTAAATATCATTTAGGTCAACTATAATTACCCATAAATTCCAGCAAATCGAATGCTTTCGCTTGGGTTGTCACCAGTCTCTAATGCTTCAACTGCCATAGCTTGAGCAGCGTGTTCGTTAAATCCTTTTTCTTTGTAGTTATCTAAATTTCGCTCGTACTGTTCAATAGAGCTTTCGAAGTCATCGCCATGCGTCAGCATCTCAGCTGTCATGTGATTCGCAGCCTGATCTTCCATTCCATCAGACTTCAGATGCTTCCAAATAGTTTGGAAAACTTCTGGATCTGCTTTAGGTGATTCACCAGCAAGACGCATTTTATTTACCAACTATTAGTATTAATATTCTAATAAATTAGCCGTAACGTCGAGCTGATACTTC